TGATTGCACTTGAACGTGACCAACAGGCTAAAGATCCCATCGAAGCTAACACAACGTCAGTTCGTGTACTAAAGAATAGGTATGCAGGTGAGACAGGTATAGGTGCTTTCCTGTTGTACGACAAGGACACAGGTCGAATGAAAGAGATCAACGACCCAACACAGAGAGACGACTTTGATGTAGTAGATAAAGGAGATTACTTATGATTAAAACAACAAAGAGACCATTCGACAGAGCTTTGTACAACGCATCTGACCAGCCAGCAAGGAACGTGATTGTTTCCTACCTAACGAATAACGGTCACAAAATACTTGATACAAAAGAGGATTATAATGTTGACATCAAGAGCATTAAAGGAGATAATAAGTACTTCTCTGAGGTTGAAATCAAGTGGGGATGGAAGGGTGACTGGAATCCTAGCTGGACAGAGATACGAATACCATATCGTAAACAGAGACTGATAGACAAGAAGGAGAAGGCAGACGAAAGCAATTCATTCCTTAACTTCTATGTCATACGTAGTGACCTAGAGTATGCTTGGAGAATCAAAGACACTCTTATGATTGAGTCCGAGGTACGTGAGGCAAGTGGACGATACATCACAAAGGGTGAGCAGTTCTTTCACATTCCATACGAGAAAGCAGAGTTGATACAATTATGAAGCTAGTAGTAGACATTGAAACAGACAGCCTAGAAGCTACAAAGATATACTGTATCGTAGCTAAGGATATAGAAACAGATCGTATCTATACGTACAAGGAGGGGAGCCTACATCATGCTAAGTCATTGATTGAACAAGCAGATATACTTGTTATGCACAACGGTGTATCCTTCGATGCACCTGTGTTGAAACGTCTACTAGATTGTAACATACCTCTAGCTAAGATACGTGACACACTTATCTTATCACAGATGGCTGACCCCAATCGTGAGGGTGGTCACTCACTGGATGCTTGGGGTAAGTCACTAGGCTTTGCCAAGCTAGACTTCAAAGACTTCAGTGGGTATACTACAGAGATGCTAAAGTATTGTATTCGTGACGTAGAGCTTACAGCTAAGGTATACAGTTCACTAGTACCAGTGATGACTAAGTTCTCACCACGTAGCATTAAGCTTGAGCATCAGATACGTGCCATCATTGACCAACAGGAAAAGAATGGTTTCACTCTTGATGTTCAAGCTTGTATGCAACTTGTAGCTAGACTATCTGAAGAGTCACATGAAATCAGGCAGCAGCTACGTGTTACGTTCCCACCCATAACTGAGATACGTTACTCAGACAAGACAGGCAAACGACTGAAGGACAAGGTGACTGAGTTCAACCCTGCCTCCAGACAACAGATTGCACAACGTCTTATGGACAGGGGATGGAAGCCTAGCAAACGTACAGACAAAGGTCACGTAATTGTAGGTGAAGAGATACTTGAAACGATTGACATGCCAGAGGCTAAGATCATTTCACGTTACCTCTTACTAGAGAAACGTATATCACAAATCAAATCGTGGATAGATGCAGTAAAGGAAGACGGTCGTGTACATGGTAGGGTGTTGACATTGAGAGCCGTGACAGGCCGTATGTCTCACACCTCACCTAACATGGCACAAGTACCTGCTGTGTATTCACCATATGGAAAGGAATGCAGAAGTGTATGGACTGTTGGTGATAATGGGTATACTTTATTGGGTAGTGATGCTTCAGGTTTAGAGCTACGTATGTTGGCTCACTACATGAATGACCCTGACTACACCAAAGAAGTTGTAGAGGGTGACGTACACACAGCCAATCAACTGGCTGCTGGTCTACCCACCAGAGACAATGCAAAGACTTTTATCTATGCCTTCTTGTACGGTGCAGGAGCTAGCAAGATAGGTAAGATAGTAAACGGTACAGCCAGAGATGGACAGGTACTGATTGATAACTTCCTAGACAGAACACCAGCCCTAAAGAAACTAAGGGCTATGGTAGACAAACTATCTAGCAGAGGTTATCTTGTAGGTTTGGATGGACGTATACTACACGTTCGTTCACAACATGCTGCACTCAACCTACTACTACAGGGTGCAGGAGCAATTGTGTGTAAGGAATGGTTGAAACATATAACCATCGAGGCACACAAACGTAAGCTAGACTACAAGCTAGTGGCTAGCATACACGACGAATACCAGTTCGAAGTCAATCAGCAACATGCAGAGGAGCTTGGACAGGTTACTAAGTGGGCAATGAAAGAAACTGAGAAGTCTCTTTTAGTTAAGTGTCCACTAGATAGTGAGTACAAGACAGGTAAATCTTGGGACTTAACTCACTAGTTAAAAAAAGATGTTGACATTCGATTGTGGATGTGGCATTATATAATGGCTGACTACATGAGTTAGTTAGCTCAATCAACATAGCAACCTACCCGTTACTATGTAACATAAACCAAAACGAAAACCATATTTAGGAGATATAAAACATGACAGTTATTTCAGGAACAGCATACTGGGCACACGTACAACAACCTAACACAACATACGAACCTGTTTACTCTATCGACATCATGGTCGATGAGAACAATCGTGCAGCCATCGAAGCTGATGGTATCCCAATCAAGAACAAAGGTGATGACCGTGGTGACTTCGTGCAGATCAGACAGAAGGTAGCACGACGTGACGGCTCAGAGAACCCTGCACCAGTTGTTGTAGATGCCAACAAAGAACAAACCAAAGTTCTGATTGGTAACGGTAGTAAAGTAAACGTACTATACACTCCCTACGAATGGAGCATGAACGGCAAGTCAGGTGTCTCACCTTTGCTGAAGAAAGTTCAAGTCGTTGATCTAGTTTCTTACGGTGAAGACTTTGACGTGGTGCAAGGTGGTTACGCAGAGACAGAGGACACAATGAATGACGAAGTGCCTTTCTAATATAGGCTAACAACACGGGGGGAACATAAGAAGTCGGTTCCCGAAGGCAGATAAGGAGGGCTGGGTACTCTGCCACATTTATAGGAGAATACTAATGAGTATGATTGAAGACACATTCTTTGCTGCCAACTTTGTATTCCTTTACTTTGCTATAGTAGGTTTCATTCTAGGATGGATGATGCCAAGGGGCAGGTACTTGAAATACTTACAGTTAAAGTTCTTCAAGATTCTGCACAACTTCTTTGCAGACGAAGAGGAATACATACAACACAAGGTGGAACGAATTAAACAAGTAACTAAACCATATAGGAAAAAGTAATGACTGACACCGACATCGTATTAATTTTAATAAGCATAACTACTTTTCTTTGTGTAACTTACACATACATTTTATTGAGAGAAGTAAATCAATTCAAACAAACAGTTTCACAATGGATACAAGATGACACTGACAGAACACGGTAAGAAACTAGATCAGTGCCTCTGGGTGCTGAAGTACTTTGGTACTGTAGAACAAAGAGAGTACTACAAGAACAACAAATCTTACCTTCAGTGGGTAAGTCAATGTGAACAAGTTATAGAATCAAACAGATTGGGATATTAAAATGAAAACTATCGACACTCTAGTAACAGACATATATGAGACACTTGAGCAGGGTGTCGATACGAGCCGAGCAGACGTGCAGGATCTTCTTGAAGAGTTCGGGAAGGATGCACAGGCTGCCGTAGCCATGATGCTTAGGGAGGGAAAACGTGAAGGTAAACAAAACCTACGGCTCTCTCAAATCGGTAAGCCAGACCGTCAAATCTGGTATGGGCTTCATGGTGCAAAGGAAGAGCCTCTAACTGGACAGACCCGAATCAAGTTCCTCATGGGTCACCTATTGGAGGCTCTTCTAATTGCTCTGACTAAGGCAGCAGGGCACACAGTAGAAGATGCACAGGGAGAGGTAGTAGTTGAGGGTGTGTTAGGCCATCAGGATTGTATCATTGATGGTGTACTGACCGACATCAAGACTGCTTCTTCATATGCCTTCAAGAAATTTAAAGAAGGTACGTTGTCTGACAATGATCCATTCGGTTACATAGCACAGATCAGTGCCTATGCTACGAAGAATGATCGTAAGGAAGCAGCCTTCTTTGCTATCGACAAGAACAACTCAGAGCTTACAGTGTTGAAGGTACATGAGATGGAGATGATTGATGCTCCTGCCCGTGTACGTGAACTAAAGAAAGTAAAAGAGATGGACTTCCCACCTGCCCGTTGCTACAAGGATGAGCCAGATGGTGCATCAGGTAACCGTAAGCTTGCAATAGGCTGTGTGTTTTGTAGCTACAAGAAAGACTGTTGGGCAGATGCTAACAATGGTAAGGGGCTACGTGGATTCCAGTACAGCAATGGAGTACGTTACTTAACAAACGTAGGTAAGGTTCCAAACGTAGACGAAATAGAATTATAATGGGTTTCAAAAGAAAAAAATATAATCACAGTTACAAATCTAATTCTGAAAAGAGTGCAGCCGATCAGCTATCAAGTAAGAAAATAAAGTTTGAGTATGAAACATTAAAGCTACCTTACGTCTGGAGTGAAGACAAGAACTACATCCCAGACTTTATCCTACCCAATGGTGTGATACTAGAAGTAAAGGGACGGTTTATGATTGAGGATAGAAAGAAACATCTATTCATTAAGTCAACCTACCCTGAGCTAGACATCAGGTTCGTGTTTGATAATCCATACAGGAAGTTATACAAGGGTGGTAAGATGACCTATGCAGATTGGTGTGACAAACACAAATACATTTACTGTAAATTAGGTGACGGCATCCCACAGGATTGGCTTGACAAACAGGATGCAAAGTAGTAATATCAATATCATACTGGATGAGTTTCGTCCAGACGAGTCGTCACCTGAACGTACACTATTCCTATGTGTATTACTTCAGGCACTACTAGATGCAACCAAACAATGTTATAAGGGTGAGCCGACTGAATCAAAGATAGATAGGGACAGAGCTACGGCTTGGTTCTTTGCTTCATACGGCACAACTGCAAAGGATTTCGAAGAGGTATGTAGTCATGCAGGGGTTGACCCAGACTACATGAGAGACTATGCTTTTAAAGTATTAAAATCAGGAGAGATAGAATATGTTAGAAAAAGAATCAATGCAATCCTCGGACACTGACGGATATGAGTTGTTCGGGGACATGATGGATGGGGATGCAGTAAACAACCCATCACACTACAATGCTAAGGGTGTCGAGGCTATTGTAGCTATCGAAGCCAGTATGTCAGACGAAGAGTTCAGAGGTTATCTAAAGGGTAACTGTATGAAGTATATGTGGAGATACAACTACAAGGGCAAGCCTGTGGAAGACTTGAAAAAAGCACAGTGGTATCTCAATAAGCTTATTGCATCTGTAGAATAAGTATAGTATAATTCAAACTCTTGGACATTTGAAATGAACGTAACATACATAGATCATATGGGCAGTGACTTAACAGTCGTTAACTCTGCCAGAGTTTCCTTCAACAAGGAATCACAACTAGAACAAAAGGTGGGACACAGTGACTTATCTGATAAAGATGTTAAACTTATCAAGTACTTGGCAGATCATGGTCATTGGTCTCCATTCTCCCACTGCTCTATTCAATTCAGAATCGAAGCACCCCTTTTCGTAGCAAGGCAATTAGTCAAACATCAGGTAGGATTAGCTTGGAATGAAGTTAGTCGTAGATATGTAGACTCTTTACCGTCATTCTACACTCCTAAGATGTGGAGGAAGAGAGCAGACAATGTAAAGCAGGGTAGCTCTGAGGAGCAGGTGGAGTACGATATAAGCCAGTACACGTTGGCTTGTATCAATGAGTACCAACATATGTTAGATGCAGGGATTGCCCCTGAGCTAGCTCGTATGGTGCTCCCACAGAATATGTACACAGAATGGTATTGGTCTGGTTCATTGTATGCCTTTGCTAGGGTATGCAAGCAGAGACTAGACAGTACATCACAAAAAGAAACACAGTATATTGCAGACTTAATTAGTCAAGAATGTGCAAGACACTTTAAGCATAGCTGGAAACAATTAACTGGAGAGGAGTATAGGGTTAGAAATGACAAACAATACATTGAATAATACATTGCCGACAGACTACCAAACATTCATTGCAACGTCACGTTATGCACGTTGGATTGAGGAAGAGAACCGTCGTGAGACTTGGACTGAAACAGTTGCACGTTTCATTGACAACATTGTACGTCCTGCTTATGACGACCCTAAAACAATCAATGAGATTGAAGAAGCCATCCTAAACTTAGAGGTCATGCCTTCAATGAGAGCCTTGATGACGGCTGGTCCTGCTGCAGATCGTGACAACACCTGTGTATATAACTGTAGCTACCTACCTGTAGACCACCCACGTGCCTTCGACGAGGCTATGTTTATTCTACTATGTGGTACAGGTGTAGGCTTCAGTGTTGAACGTCAAGCTATCCAGAAGCTACCATATGTTCCAGTTGAGTTGTCTGAGACAGATGACATGATTGTTATACAGGACAGCAAAGAAGGTTGGGCTAAGGGGCTACGTAAACTAATCAACCTGTTGTATCTAGGTGACGTTCCTAAGTGGGACTTGTCAAAGATACGTCCTGCAGGTACACGACTAAAGACTTTCGGTGGTCGTGCCTCTGGACCTGAGCCATTGAATGATTTGTTTAACTTTGTTACAGCTAAGTTCAAGGGTGCAGCAGGTCGTAAGCTTAACAGTGTTGAGTGTCACGACATCATGTGTAAGATTGGTGAGGTTGTGGTAGTAGGTGGTGTACGTCGTAGTGCCATGATTAGTTTATCTAACCTATCTGATGACCGTATGAGACATGCTAAGTCTGGTCAGTGGTGGGAGAATGAAGGCCAACGTGCACTAGCTAACAACTCTGTTGCCTACACAGAGAAGCCTGACATGGAAACATTTATGAGAGAGTGGACTGCTCTTGTAGAATCTAAGTCAGGTGAACGTGGTATCTTCAGCCGTGAAGCTGCAGATAAACATGTAGAACGTAATGGTCGTCGTGAGACAGGACATGAGTGGGGTACTAACCCATGTAGTGAAATCATCTTACGTCCATATCAATTCTGTAATCTAACAGAGGTAGTGGTGAGACCAACTGACACAGAGAAGAGCTTGTCTAGGAAGATTAAACTTGCTACAATACTGGGTACGATTCAATCAACCTTCACCCATATGCCTTATCTACGGCCTATATGGAGGAAGAATACAGAGGCAGAGAGGCTGTTGGGTGTGAGCCTGACTGGTATTATGGACAATGAACTTACTTACAAAGCAGATAAAAAACTATTGGAGAAACTCAGGGGTGTGGCTGTACAAACAAATATCGAAGCTGCAGAAAAGCTTGGAATCAATCAGTCATCAGCCATCACTTGTGTCAAGCCTTCGGGTACTGTATCACAGCTTGTTGATAGTGCCAGTGGCATTCATGCTAGGCATAGTGAGTATTATATCCGTACTGTACGAGGGGATAACAAAGATCCTCTCACACAATTCCTAAAAGATTCTGGCATACCAGCAGAGCCTTGTGTAATGAAGCCTGACAGCACGACTGTCTTCAGCTTCCCTACTAAGTCTCCTGACAATGCAGTCACACGTAACGACATGGATGCTATTGAGCAGCTAGAGTTGTGGAAAAGCTATGCACTGAACTGGTGTGAGCACAAGCCATCTGTCACCATCACAGTACGTGAAGCTGAGTGGATGAAGGTAGGTGCTTGGGTGTACGAGAACTTTGACATCTGCTCTGGTGTATCTTTTCTACCTCACTCAGATCATACCTATGCACAGGCTCCCTATCAGGATTGTGACAAGGCTACGTACAAGGAAGCTTACTCTAAGATGCCAAAGGTAATCGACTGGGTTAAGTTGTCAGAGTATGAGATGGAAGATAACACAGCAGGATCACAGACATTGGCATGTAGTGGTGACTCTTGTGAAGTGGTTGACCTGATATGAGGATGGTAGCAGAGATATGGGGCAGGGAAAACTGTACCTACTGTATCAAAGCAAAAGAACTTTGCACACAAAGAAACATACCATTTGAGTATATAGATGTTAACACACCTGATCTTCTTGATTCGTTTAAGAAAAACTTTCCAGACCAGAAGACAGTGCCACAGATAAAACTTAATACTAAGTACGTCGGTGGCTACACAGAGTTAGCTAATAAGCTAGACAATGAACCTTAGAGTATACGGGATAGATTCTTCTAGCCCCTGCAAGACGGCCTGTGAGTTAGATGCTGACAGGTCGTTTTGTTTAGGTTGTGGTAGAACAGTCTCAGACATTAGAAACTGGAGTAAGATGTCTGACGATACAAAAATTAAATCAAAGTTTGAAGCACAGAAAAAACTTCTTGACATCTTATAGTATATTTACTATAATAGTAGTTGACGGTGGGGAGTACCTCCTTCTCTAACGATTCCTCTCTCACTCCCTGCCGTCATTAGGAGGTTTATATGACAAAGATAGAACAACTACATCACGGAATACAAGCATGGAAGAAACTAGGATGGCTACCATACTGTCCAAATAACGTAAGAAAGTATATCTCTTTCATTCCTTTTTACATGCCATACAATCTGATGAGAAGAAAAATATACAACGGTTATACATTAACAATGGGTAATAAAAAGAATGTTTAATGTACGTACCCCTACTATATATGTAGGCTATGACGTAAGAGATCACAGAGCCTACGAAGTATTACATGAATCAATTAAAAACTACACAGACAAGTATCCAATCGTACCTTTGATTGAGCCAGTGCTCCGTAAGATAGGTCTGTTTCGTAGAACACATAATACATTTAAACATAATCCAATGCAGAAGTATGATGCCTTTGACGGTAAACCATACAGCACAGACTTTACATTTACACGTTTCCTTGTCCCTAGTTTAAATCTACATAGTGGGCTGGCATTGTTTATGGATGCTGACATGCTAATGAGGTCAGACCCTACAGAAATCTTTGAGACATATGGCAGACAGAAGCAGTATGCAGTACAGGTGGTTAAACACAAATACAATCCAGAGGCAGGGGTTAAGCTAGATGGTGTAGAACAAACACGTTACCATAGAAAGAACTGGTCTAGTTTTATTTTGTTTAACTGTGACCACGAAAAGAATAGGCAGCTTACGGTAGACGATGTAAATCTAAAGTCTGGTTCTTGGCTGCACTCTTTTGGTTGGCTAGAAGACGACGAGATAGGCAGCATCAACGAAGAGTGGAACTGGTTGGACGGTCACTCAGATCCTTTCATCGAACCTAAGAACGTACACTTTACCACAGGTGGTCCTTGGTTTGACAAGTGGAAGCCGTCACGTTTAGTTGACGAAGCATTCAGTGAAGAGTGGCTCAAGGCAGAACAATTAATAACAACAAAGAGAGTAATGGAGAACATGTAATGTATACGTTTGTAACATCATTTAATAAAGAATCATACAACACATATGGACTAGAGATGTTAAAGTCTGTCAGTGAAAACTGGAAGACAACTGCAGGTATGTTACGTTTAGTTGTATACGTAGAAGGCTTTGATAGTTTAGATGAGCTACCAGAACACGAGTTTAGTTCTGTCATTGAGTACCGTCACCTTGAGCACGTAGAGGCACGTACTGTTTTCCTAGAACGTAACTCAGATAAGAACGGCACTCTTGAAGGTGGTCACTATAACTACCGTATGGATGCTGCACGTTTCTGTCACAAGGTATATGCTTTCTCTGATCTAGCATTTGAATTAATTTCAGATGACTACAGAGGTTGGCTTGTCTGGTTAGATGCCGACACAGTTACTACAAAAGAGTTTACTGCTGGTGATGCAGCTAAGTTACTACCAGAAAGTAAAGAGGTAGTACATCTTGGTCGTATTGACATCGACTACAGTGAGACAGGGTTTGTAGGATGGAACTTAAACATGCACAATGCAGCATCTCTTATTACAGACATGAGGGGTGCATATGATACCGATGAGATCTTTGGTTATAGAGAGTGGACAGATGCTTTCTTATTTGAACGTCTACTAAATATCTATAAGGCTCATGGCATGGAAGTATTAAATCTTTCAGAAGGTGTACGTGGACTAGCTGTGTTTGAAAACTCTCCACTAAAAGATTTCTTTGTACACAAGAAGGGTAACTTAAAGTTTGTAGATGCTGAACCAGCCCAACCTACCAAGCAGTTGAAGGGTGCTAAACGATACAAGCAACTAGCTGATATTGTTAGACATTATTCAGAAGATAATGATAACTTTAGTATTCTTGAAGTTGGTACGTGGGATGGTCGTCGTGCTATTGAGATGGCACTGGCTGCTTTTGAGTCTGTTGACAAGGTGCACTATCGTGGCTTTGATTTGTTTGAAGATGCTACAGATGAGACAGATAAGGTAGAACTAAACGTAAAGAAACATAATACTATATCTGCTATATCCGAAAGACTTCAACAGTTCTCTGATAAGATGAATGAGAATAATAAAGAGTTTACATTCTCTCTACATAAGGGAGATACAAAGGATACACTGAAAGGCTCTAAGCATTTAGATGTTGACCTAGCTTACATTGACGGTGGTCATTCATATGAAACTGTTAAGAGTGATTACGACCATCTATCTTCTGTTCCTGTAGTTGTATTCGATGACTACTATAGTCCAATGGATGAAGACACTGTTGTTTCAGAAGATCATACAGGGATTATAAAAACATTTAAAGATATTAAAGTTAAACGTAAGGCAGTGCTTCCATCTGAAGACCCAACAACATTGGGCTGGTATGTACACCTAGCTATTGCACTACAGGATTCAGATACCGTTAAGGACTTACCTACTTCGTTGACACGTGTACCTATTATTGTTAAGCCTAAAGACTCTATGCCTGTAGATGACATACGTAATAATGTACGTGAGAATGTTAAACTAATTAATAACTTTGATTGGGTAAAGAACTACAAGCCTACAGAAGAACATGCAATCATTGTGTCAGGTGGTAAGTTAGACTTTATTAAGATAAAGAAACTACAGCAGGAAACAAATGCAAAAGTATTTTGTGTTAAACATTCCTATCAACGTCTGCTAAAGAATGGCATCAAACCATTTGCTTGTGTAGTGTTAGACCCACGTCCTATGGAAGGTGTTAGCACACATGGTGTAGTACGTAAAGACTTGTTTAAAAAGATTGATCCTACGACTAAGTTCTTTATTGCTTCTATGACAGACATTACGGTAACGAAATACATAATGGAAAAGACAGACAACATACTAGGCTTCCATGCTTTTACGGATGCCATACGAGATGAAACTGTTACTAATAAAGTAACTATTGCAGAGGGCATTGGTATAAATCCAGGGGAATTATTAATCTCTGGTGGCACATGTGCTGCTACTCGTACCATTGGATTGCTTGAGACATTGGGATATACTAACCAACATTTGTTTGGTTTTGATTGTAGTGTTACAGAAAAGGAAGCTAAGAAGCATAAGGATATTAAAGACGAAGCAGGTAACGACAAGTATCTTGCAGTAGAAACAGGTGACAAGAAGTTCTTTACAACTGGAGAGCTGCTAGCTTTAGCTCAGGACTTAGAACGTATGTTTGAAGACAAGGCATGTAAAATAAACTTTAAGTTTTACGGCTCTGACAGTCTAGCTGCACAGGTGTTTGAGCAATCATATTACAATGAACATTATAAGACGTTTGACCAATGGCTAAATTAAAAGAAAAACAAGAGCTGTTCTGTCAGAACTATTTTATTACACGTAATGCTACGAAGGCAGCTCAATCTGCTGGATATAGTGAGCAGTCTGCATACAATCAGGGCTATCGTCTACTCAAACAACCTGACATCCAAGACAGGTTAAAAGAGTTAGAGTCAGAAGTAAGTACCGACCTAGATGTTATAACAGAGCTAGAGCAGCAGTACGAAGCTGCTAAACTAACTGGCTCTGGTCAGGTGGCACTCAAGGCACTGGAGTTGTTGTCACGTGTACGTGGTAACAATCAGGAAGACGAGGGTCCTACAGACTTAGAAGGACTAGAAGAAAGCATTAAGCATTCGTTTCAAACAATAGGTAAAGAAAAAGTATACGAGCTTTTAATGCAAACATTTCCTGAAGACTTTGACGACGAGGAAGAAGAGGACAAGGTAGATGCTGATAGCTGAGGCACTTTGTTATCTATACCTACAAACTGCAACACATGCACGTATGGACAATCAATCTAATGTATTAGTACGTCGTTGTTATTATAATTGTGACGGTGTATCTAAAACACATCAGATATATTTTGAAGATAAATGTCCTGATAAAATAAAGAAAGGGACTAGATCAATCTATAAAAACGTGTTATAATAATAAAGAATTTTTTGGGAAGAAAGAGTATATAGTATGACAAAGACAGCACTAGTAACAGGTATAACAGGACAGGACGGAGGCTACCTAGCAGAGCTTCTTATTGATAAGGGTTATGAGGTACATGCTCTACGTAGACGTAGTTCTTCTGTTAATGATTTACATCGTATATCTCACCTATTAGATACAGACAAACTACATCTACATTATGGTGATCTTACTGACACAGGTTGTCTAGTAAAGTTGTTTGATAAGAAATTATTTAATGAGGTCTATAATCTAGGTGCACAGTCTGATGTACGTGTGTCATTTGACATACCAGAATACACAGCAGATGTAGATGCCTTGGGTACACTGAGGCTGCTAGAGTGCATTAGAACACTAGGCATGATGGAACATACTAAGTTCTATCAAGCCTCTACGTCAGAGCTTTACGGTAAGGTGGTAGAGATACCACAGAATGAGAACACCCCCTTCTATCCACGTTCACCCTATGGTGTAGCCAAACAGTTTTCCTTCTGGTCTGTTAAGAACTACAGAGAAAGCTATGGACTACATGGTTCCAATGGTATTCTATTTAACCACGAATCACCGTGGAGAGGTGACAACTTTGTCACACAGAAGATAGTAAAGGGTGTATCTAACATTGCTAGGGGAGCACAGAGCCACATAAGTCTAGGTAACATGGATTCTAAGAGAGATTGGGGACATGCTAAGGACTATGTAGATGGCATGTATCGTATGCTACAACAAGAAAAAGGTGACGACTATGTGCTAGCAACAGGTGAGCTACACTCTGTACGTGAGCTAGTGGAGATATGTTTTAATTACTTTGATATTAAGATACACTGGGAAGGTTCTGGTACAGATGAAAAAGCTATCGACGAGAACGGCAACACTGTAGTTAATGTTAACCCAGAGTTTTATCGACCAGCCGAAGTAGAGTTATTAGTAGGAGATCCAAGCAAAGCAAAGAATGTATTAGGGTGGAAGCCTGAGTATACCTTTACTACTTTAATAGAAGAGATGTTGGAAGCTACTCTATACTAACCCCTAAAGTTACCAAACCCACTGAAGCCTGTGCCTCCTGTAGTTGCTGTCTGTGCACTTTCTTGTGTAGTCGGTGAGACATACGAGCTTGTAGGTGACATAGCAGCAGGATTAAATACAGGATTCATGTTACCATACGACGTATAGTTATAACCCTCTAAAGGATTATTAAGTCGAGGACCTTGACCAAATGAAATACTTCCAGTAGGGTTCTGATAATCATTCTGCATTATCATTTGTCGTTGATACTCTGGCATAGCATTAGGATCAGTAACAGTATTAGTATATGTCTGAGCTGGAGAAGTAAATTGATTCATAGCTCCACTACCCTGATAACCCATAGGTGATTGATAAGGTGTATATGACTGTTGAGTAAATGGTGCACCAAAATAATTAGAACTGCTTTGCATAAATCCAGTGTAAGGATTTACAGTCATACCACCTAGAGTAGAACCCCCAACATTTCCTGTTGTCTGACCAGCCTGATCTTGACTATAATACTGAGAGTAACCTGTGTAAGGAGCAATAGTATCTACCTTAGTAGGAGCTATTACTTGAGTTCCTGGAGTAGTAGATATTTGTTGGTTATTTATTTCCTCTTGAAAAATATCAGAAGCACCTAACAGAGGGTTTGTATTTGTAATGCCTACACCTGTTCCTGTCCCTACATTAGTTGTACCTACAGTAGATTGATTATTAGCTATACTATCTAATACAGAATTAATCTGTGTATTTATATTACTCATTGATGGAAGGTTTGACACAGGTGATGGTTGATTACCTGCAAAAATATTAGAAGCATTTAATAAAGGATTTGTACTTTGATTATATTCTTGTGCTAAAGAAGAAACATCTACATTACCTAAGCCACCACCTTGATTTGCATAGTCTGAATAAATAGAAGCTCCTCGATTAGCCATAGGCTCTGGAGCTGGCTCTCTATTAGTAGCTGTTGGAGTTTGTGAAATCAGATTTAATACATTTAATAAATCATAACCACTAGCATCTCCTTGTTTTGATATTGAATCTAACATTTGTTGAGGTGTTAAGTTTACCGTTGGTTCTTCAAAGACTGCAGCTTTTTTAGCTTTAGGTACTTGTACAGTAGGCTCTGTAGCAAGTCCTGAAAGTCCTCTATTACCACCATACCTAGCCCTCATTGCTTTGTTATACTCTTCTGTGTTATACCTAACTACCATGTCTTAACCTTTCAACTTACCTATAGATTTTAATCCAAAGCTAGCTGCAATACTAGCTAGTATACCGTACTTAATAAAGTCAGGAGCTTCCTTTAGAAACTCAAAGCCACTCTTCATAGCTGGCTGTAGTGGTTCAATGAAGCTACAAAATATTACAAGTATGAAACAAATTGTCCAAGCTTCGTCCTTCCACGAATCAGTGCTAGCAGACATAGCCTTCTCTTCCCAGCCACCGTCTTGCTCTACTTGTTTAGCCTGTGCCTCAATCTTAACTACCTCTAGTTTTTGTTTAGCTTCTGCTTTCTTTTGTTTACCTTCTAGCCAAGTGGTAGCTATGCCAGCAACAGGTCCTAGTAATGCTTGTAACATTTTATTCCTCTATTTCATTTTTAATAAGTAGTATAGCAAAGACTGCACTAACTTCGTTAACACCTGAGCTTGATTCTGCTGTTACTTCGATGTCAGATTTTTCTGGTATAGGTAAAGGAAATTTATATATTTCCTCATAGCTTCCTCTAGCTATAGTAAACTTAGCTTTTGTTTTAAATACACCACCAAACTCTCTTACTTTAAGCCTAACTCTTACAAATTTATTTGCTACCTCCGTAGCAGTATTGGCTGCTATTTGCTCTAAGTATCCAGTATAACCAGCAGGTATAGTATACACAGCCTGTAAGCTTTGGTTTTCTTGAGCAGCTATTTCTGAATTTAGATTGCCTTCTGAGTTTAATATTCTAATAGAAGATGTAGGTTCAGCATCGTTACTAACAAAGGAACGATTAACACGAATAAAAGAATCTGTAGTAGTCACAGTTGTTGTACCGTTTATTGTTACGACAGTACTTATTTCATTATA